TCTGGCCAAGTGTCTGACCTCCTGGGAGCGTAGTAACTTCCGTACCACGACCACCTTCGCGGCGTGGCAACCAGTAATCTTCAAGCATAGTCATAAACTTACGGTCGTCACGTACTTCACCTGATGACGCATCATAGATAAGGCGATTCTTGTGTTTGACCATGATATCACGGAGATATTGTTCAGCCTTCATCTTAGGAAGGTTACCAACGTCAATATACCATACGCGACGCTCGGGAGCGCGAGCGAGACGATAGATAACCAGAGCATCTTCTAGCGTACGCAGTTGGTTTAATGCTTTAATTGCCTTATGTAGATATGAGAGAACCATAGTTCCGTTCGTATCAGTAAGACCTGATGTAATGTGAATGATAGAATCTTTTGCGATCTTAAGACCAGTAGATGATGGTCCTACTGTCTTGTTTCCGTAGTTGAACCCTTTATCATTGAACATAAAGTATTCGTTCTGAACTTTTTGAATAACAGCTTCAGTCTCACCGCCACCACGGACTTTACGTTTAGCGACTTCTCTTACTTTACGGATCTTGCGAGGATCGACATAACGGACTTCTTTAATACCAGCTTTTGGGTCTTTATCATCAATAATTACATGATAATAGAGACGACCGTCGATATACCAACGACGATAGATCTCATAAGCATGTTTTTGAAAATCTAATATATTAAGACAGTTTTCAAACTCTTCGCGGATAGCTTTCTTAAGAGTTGAAGTAATTGTAAGATTATCTAGATTAATCGAGACGATCTCTTTTTCGTCAATAGACATAGTCTCATTAACGATTTCATCAACAGCGGCATCGCATTCTGGATTGAGCGACATCTCGCGATATTTAGTAACGAGTTCTGCTTCAGTTCTTACGGTGCCATCTAGGTCAACATAGGTGCCATAAGAACCACCTGCCGCAACAACTACTGCGCCATCATCTTGTTCGACAGGAACGAATGATGGTTGGGTATCTTGTATTACCTTACGTTTAAACTCGAAACCGAATAATTCCATTTAACTTTCCTTCAAAAAAAGAAGAGGCCAAGATTACTTAGCCCCTTCTTAAAATAATCTAAAATTGTTTCAAGAGGCTGTCATACTATATATTATGAAGAAATCGGACTTGTAGCGTCAGCCAGATATTCATTAGTTGTTTCGAGAGTTGGCAACCAGTAGTCATAAGCGAATGTTACTTGGAAAGTTTCAATCTGGTTTGTTGTATCCCAGTTAAGTGAGATAGCATCAACTGATGTTGGGAAAGCGCCAATAATAGTATACTGACGAATTGCCGAACCATCTTTACCATATTGGATAACATCCATATCAGCCTTATAGTCGTTTTCGCTATTTGAGTAAGCCTCATCACGAACGTTTGATTCGAGACGATTAAGCGAATTTGACCATTTTTCAAACATAGCACGAACGAGGAAATCTTCATCGTTCATTACTGTTACTGTCCAATCAGCGAAAGTACGGTCGCCCTGAACTTTAATTTTGCGACCGAAGTAACCTACGTCGATCGCTGAGATTGTAGCAGCTGGTAGCTGCGCTGCACTACAAGTGAAGCGAAACTTGTCAGCCGAAGGTGCATCAGCAGCAACACCATCAGGAATACCTAGGTAAACCTCGAAAAGCGTAGGGCGAGCACCACCAAGAGTAAGACCTCTTGTCTTGAAAGTACTAATGTTAAATCCTGAAGCCATAGTTTATTTCTCCTTATTGACTTTTATTCTATTTATTAAAATTTACCGACAATTTCAGAGAACTGAACACCAGATCTAACAGCAACGAAGTTAAGCTGAATGAAGTTAATTGAGCGAGCTGGTTTAATATAGATATCACCCCAGAACTCGTTACGATCAACACGCTCTGCTGTATTGTTTGTTGCGTCACAAACTACTAAGAAGTCTGTAATACCACGACGAGATTGAACGTCACGAAGATATGGAGTCACAAGATTCTTAAACTGGGATCTTGTGAATTCATCGTTGAATTCGAACAGGAAGAACTTAGAAGCAGTAGCGATTGCTTTTTCAAGTACGATAAAGAGACGACGAACGTTGATATGATCAAACGCCGAAGGCTTAGTCTGAACAGTCTTGTCACCGAATAGAACAGTACCCTGACCTGGGAATGTTACGACTGGATTAACACCATTCTTGTAGAGGATATCTCTATCAGCTTTTGTTGGGTTCCAACGAAGTCTTAGGAGATTCTTAATCTGACCACGATTGAAACCAGCTGGTGACCACCATGGATCGCGAGTATTATCAGTACGAGCACAAAGACCAGCAATATCACCATTCATTGGGATATAGCGATATACGTCATTGTAACGATCATATTGATACTTATAGCCAGTATCCATAACAGCATAAGATGAGTCATGGATAGCACCACGCCAGTTAACAAGCGATTGAGCCTGATTGCCTGGGTTTGACTGAACAAGGGTATCATCTGGAGAGATGAACAACACACAATCTTTACGAACTTCAACGATATTATCGATGATATAGTTTGCAAGCTGAGTATATTGAATAGTCTGACCATTTACTGTTGTGGAACCGCCGATTGGTTTACCCTGCATAATTAGGGAAATATCAACGTTTTCTGGTGAGTTAAAGTAGTCATAAGCAGCAGCCAAAGTCCCAAGAGGAGCAGTAGATTCTGTATAACCATCAGTACCAGAAGCAAACTGTACTGTAATTGGAGTACGATTTGTTGATGAAGCGATATTTGTTGAGTTATTCGAAGTAGCGCCAGAGCGATCATTAGCCCAGTGAATGTATCTTGAATTATTTTCAATAACAGTCTTGTAGTAATTAGCCGCACCAGACTCTGTCTTGTTATCAGTAGCAATAGAAAGATCAGCGTATGACTCTAGGATAGTTCCTGGAACACCAGTAAACTTACCTTTTTCATCAGATACAACGATATGTAATTGATCGTTTGCTGAAGTATTACCGAACATCGCTTGATAATTTGACTGACCAGGAGCAGTGCTGATGATATTGAAGTGTTCCCAGTTACGTCTAATGGTTGAATTAACACTACCATTTGAGGTAAAGTTAGAAGCCAGTCTATAATTATCTTCAAAGTTAACAGCAAAATAAGCACCAGTTGAGTTAGCTGAGATAGAACTGATTGATGTAACTTTTAGGTATTGTGTTCCTAATGCGCTATTACCAGCAGTGATATAATCGCCGATAGTTAGGTTAGCAACAAGAGCAGTAGCATATGTGTTAGCATCTTCAGCAGTACCAGTACCGCCTGGAATACAGTTAACAGTAGCAGAATTAGAACCTAGAATAAACGTAGAAGTAGCAACAACGTCTAGATTTGAAGATCCAGTTACAACACTTTTACCGTTAGCAGCTAGAGTTGATGAGTAAGCAGTAGCACTATCACAAACAGAAACTTTAAGAGAGTTACCGATTGCGCCTGGATATCTTGCGATATAAAGGACGTCTGTATCGAATGTGCCGTCTAGGGAAGCATATACAGTATCGTTTCTTACAGTACAAGCAGCAACGTTAGTTACTGAACCGACGTTAGCGACAGCACTAAGAGCACCAACAGTTGAAGTAAGAGAAGTTGTATTTGCTCCGCGAACTACCCAAAGACGATTTGCATATGAAAGGAAGTTAGCAGCTGTGAACCATGTTTCAGCATTATTGCTGTTTGGTTTACCAAAAGTGCTAACAAGATCAGCTTCTGAGCTGATTAAGCGTCTGGTACCAACTGGACCCCATTGGAAAATACCAGCAATCGCGCCATCGGAGGTAGCAACTGCAGGCACAATACCTGTTAGATCGATTTCGGTAACATTTACGCCTGGACTTAATTGAAATGGCATTTTATTTCTCCTCCATGGAAAGGCTCTAATTCATTCTGTTTTTATTTATATATTTTGAAATTCCTCAGAATCATCACGATATAGCCAATTCCCACGAAAAGGAGTGGGGTCCAAAATAACATCTAAATCTTCACCAATGTCTACAAAACCGAACGGGACGAGATCATTTTCAATATCTTCATCGGTCTTATCTCTTAATTTCATGAGAGTATTTATATTTGTATATTCTTTGAAATATTGCTGATCTGTTAACCATCCGAACAATACCAAACACATCACCAAATCATCATGATGTCCAGGCTCGGCTTCAAAACTGTTAGCTTTCTTAGAGAAAGTGCCAAGTTCGGCGATAGTATTAAAATCATTAATCACTAGCTGGTTCTGTTCAACCAGCAACTTTAACATAGAACAGCCAACTGCTTTTACTACTTTTGTGGTACGGATACCTTTATCAATAGATGATCCGCCAAATCCAGTAGTGATACGTTTACCGCTTCTGCCCGCATTTTCAGTAAACAATACATTCTCGTATTCTAATTCACTGTGTAATGTGACTGATACACTCTCACCAATATCATTTATCTCAACCAGAACAGCAGCTTTGTTGTATATCCTGCCTATTTGATTTATGGTAGTAGCAAAATCATAAGGAGTAACATTATTGTTCCTATAGATAGCAACCTGTTGGTATGGCATAATTGTAACATCAATTAGCTGAAACGCTGAATAGTCTAAACCTTTACCTCTTGAAACGTCAGCAACAAGAACATATGAGTGCCCAGCTTCTGGCTGTTTATATACATATAACCCTTCATTCTGGTGTAGTGTGTTTAGATGAACAAGCTCTTTAAGTTTCCAGCCTGAGATAAGAGTCCCAGAACTACCCATAAATTCTACACAATATTCCTGTTCAAATTTCTGAGTATCAAAATTCATACCAGATAAAGTCTCAACACGCCATTTCTCATCACGTCCTGGAACGTCATGCCACATGACTTTTAATGCTTCATATTGATTACGTTTCTCAGAAGCATTTACCCATATAGAATAGAAATGGTTTAAACCATTCGGTGTTGAGACGAGAACGATCTTTGAATCTTTGCCTGACGAGATAGTAGGATAAACCGAAGTAAAGAAAGAATCCCAATTTTCAATAAACGCTGCTTCGTCGATAAACAGAAGGTTGATGGAGTAACCACGAATGTTATCAGAGCTTGTTGAAGAAGCGATAACACGGC